TCGACGGGCTGGGCCGCGTGATGGCCGACCTCAAGCGCCGCCAGGATGACCTGGGAGGCGCGATCACCCGGCACATGGGCACGCTTGCGCCCAAGACGCTGGCCGCCCTCAACCGCGACTACGAGCGCCTAGGGCAGACCATCGACGCCGTGCGCAAGCGGCAAGAGGCGCTGACTGTTGCTATGTCACGCCGCCAGATGCTGGCCGACGAACGCCAGCGTCTCGGTGGCGAGATCATGGGTACGTATGCCACGGCCGCTGCCGTGGGGGTGCCCGCGCTCTCCGCCGTGCGCGAGGCGGCAGGCTTTGGCGATGCGGTCAAGGACATCGCCATCGTGGGCGAGCTCTCCAAAGAGCAAGAGCAGGTGCTCGGGAGCAGCTTGCGCGCCATTGCGCGCGAGACCAACCAGACCGCGCGCGACATGGCCGCCGGGGTCTCGATGCTGATCGCCAACGGCATGGAGGCGAGCAAGGCAGCCGAACAAGCGCGGCTGCTGGGCAAGTTCACCACGGCCACGCGCGCGAGCATGGACGATGCGGCCAAGATGATGGTGAGCTTCGATCTCTTGGGTGTGTCGGCCAAGGACATGGAACTGGCCTTCGCGCAGGCGGCCAAGGCGGGCAAGCTCGGCAGCTTCGAAGTGCGCGACATGGCCAAATGGTTCCCGCAGCTCGGCGGCTACATGAAGGCCATCGGCATCACCGGCAATGAAGCGGTGGTCAATATGGCGTCGCGCCTGCAAATCGCTATGCGCACCGCAGGCAGCACGGACGAGGCGGCGAACAACTTCCGCAACTTCCTCGCCAAGCTCACGAGCCCGGACACCAAGAAGGACTTCGAAAAACTCGGCATCGACCTGCAAGGCTCGATGCTGCGCGCCGCGCGCCGGGGGATGGACCCGATCGAGGCGGGCATCGGCATCATCATGGACAAGATGGCGCAGCGCAGTCCGCAGGTGGCCGCCGAGCTCAAAGCCTTGTCGGACGAGATCGCCAATATCAAAGACCCGGCGCAGCGCGCCGCCGAGCTCGAGCGCCGCCGAACGATGATCGAAGCACTCGGCCAGCGCGCGGGCCTGGGCGAGATGTTCCAGGACATGCAGGCCATGAGCTACCTGCTGGCCGAAATCCAGAACCGCGACGACCTCAAGAAAATCCAGGCTGAGACCGCCACGGGCAAGGGTGCATCGGGAAAAAGCGCGCTGGATGAAGACTTCGCCAAGCGCATGGAGTCGCCAATCGAGCAGTTCAAGCGCGTCAAGATCGAGCTGCAAGACCTCGCCATGACCGTGGGCGATGCGCTGCTGCCGCCGCTCTTGGACATCGTGCGCGCGGTGCAGCCTGCGGTGTCCGCCTTCGCCGCCTGGGCCAAGGAGCATCCGGCGCTCATCAAGGGACTGATCGGCGCGGCGCTCGGCATGGCCGCGCTCAAGGCCGTCGTGCTCTCAGGCGCGTGGGCGCTCAACTTCTTCGTCAAGTCGCCGCTGGCGCTGCTCAATGTCGGCTGGCAGACGCTGGCCGCTCGCGTGTTGATCGGGCGCGCTGCGCTGCTCGCAGGCGCGGGGCCACTCAAGGCCATCGGCATGGCTGCTGGGCTCTCCACCGGAGCGATGGCCAAACTTGGCGCGGCCTTTGTCTGGATGAAGGGAACGGCGGTGGCGGCACTGACCGCTGTGGGCCGCGCCGTGCTGTGGCTGGGGCGGGCGGTGCTGATGAACCCCATCGGTCTCGCGCTCAGCGCAGCCGCGCTGCTGATCTACAAATTCTGGGGGCCGATTACCGGCTTCTTCAAGGGGCTGTGGAGCGGGCTGTCCCAGGGTTTCGGCATGATCGCCGACGACATCGAGCGCGCCTTTGCGCCCGCCATGCCGCTGCTGCGCCCGCTCATTGACGCGCTGGGCTGGTTGGGCGGCAAGATCAAGGCCGTCATCGGCTGGCTGGGCGAGCTCATCAAGCCAATGGATGATGCGGGCGGCGCGGCGCAGAGCCTCGGCGAAAAGGTCGGCCTGTATATCGCCGCGATGGTCAAGACCGTGCTGTCGCTGCCGGGCAAGCTGATCGCGTTGCCCAGCGAGATGCTCAAAATCGGCCAGCAGATCGTCGCGGGCCTGATCGACGGCATCCAGGCCAAGCTCTCTGCGGCCAAAGAGGCGGTCATGAACCTGGGTGCAACCGTGCGCGACGGCCTTAAAAACCTGCTCGGCATCCGCTCGCCGTCGCGTGTGTTCGCCGAACTTGGCGGCTTCCTGGGCGAAGGCTTGTCGCATGGAATGCGCGCCAGCATCGGCGAGGTGCAGAAAGCCGCCGCTGCGATGGCCGGTGCAACGACGCTGGCGCTTGCCCTGCCCGCGCTGGCGGCGCCCGGTATGCCGACCGCGCCGGACGCGCTCCGCACCATCCGCCAGGCGGTGGAGCCGATCACGCTGCCCTCGATCCCGCCTGCCGCGCTTCCCACGGTTGAGCCGCCGCGCGGTGCGCTCAAGGCGGGCGCAGCCAGCGCGCCGATGCAGATCACCTTCGCCCCGCAGATCACCGTCACCGGCGCAGCGAGCCCCGAGGCCGCGCGCGCGCAGGTGACGCAGGCGGTGCAGCTGTCATTTTCCGAGTTCGAGCGACTGATGCGTCGCTATGACGCCGAGCGCCGCCGCATCGGCTGGGAGGCGACAACATGAGTCTCTACGCCGTTCTCAACGACGTGGAGCTTGAGATCATCACCTGGCTCGATGGCCTGTCCATGCGCTATGGCGCGGAATATGCCGAGCAAGGGCTGATCGGGCGCAAGAGCCTGCTGCAATACACCGGGCATCGACCCGATGAGGTGCGGATCGACGCGCGGCTGCATGCGCAGTGGTGCAACCCGGCGGACGAGGTGCGGCGCATCAAGGACAAGATGGACGCCAAGGAGCCGGTGGCCTTCGTGCTCGGCACCGGCGAATACCGGGGCGTCTTCGTGATCACCGAGGCCGAGGTGACGACCACGCAGACCGACGGCTACGGCTCCGCCATCGCCTTCGAGCTCTCGATCAGCCTGAAGGAATACGTAGGTGATCCCGCCGAGCCGAACCCGCCGGGCGTGGTGACGAGCGGCTATCGCATCCCGATCGAGGCCGCGACGGTCGACGACTTCGACATGATCGAGGCCGCGCCCATCGACAGCGTGGGCGGCGTCGCGCAGATGGCCGCCGACGGGCTCTCGGCCATTGCGCGCGGGGTGGGTCTCGCAGCTGATGTGGCGAGCTTCGCGGCGCTGGCGCAGAGTCATCCCGCTTCCGCGCTGCTGGCGCTGCCGGGGCTTGCCGATAGCGTGTCCGCTTTCGGCGCGACGATCCCCGTCGAAGGCTTCGATGCGCTGCGCGGCGTTGCTGCGATCGCCGCCGACGCGGAGCAGGTGCTCGGTGCCTTCCAGTCGGCTCGCAATACCTTCGACCTGGCGGCCAGCGCGCTCGGTGGTGGGCTCTCTGGCGTCTCATCGGCCTTGTCGAGTGTGCGCGCAGGCGCGCAGGCACTCGAGGGTGCGCGCGCGGCCGTCGGGCGCATCGCCGCGACCGCCGCAAGCCGTCTGCCTGTCGAGGAGGTCTGGGTATGAGGGCGATCCTGCACACCGTGATCGACGGCGAGCGCTGGGACTTGCTCGCCTGGCGCTATTACCGCGACGTGCGCGAAATGGCGCGGCTGATTGCCGCCAACCCGCACGCGCCGCGCGCGGGGCTGCTGCCCGCCGGGCTCAAGATCGCCGTGCCGCTGATCGAGCGCCCCGCCGTCGTCTCAACCGCCGGACTGCCGCCATGGAAGCGCTGACCCCTGCCGTGCGCATCACCTACAACGGGCGCGACATCACGGCAGACCTCACGCCCTATCTGATGCGCGTTGCATACACCGACCGGCTCACCGGCGAGGCCGACAGCCTGGACGTAGAGCTTGCCGAGACCGACGCCGTGAAAAGCCGGTGGCTTGCCGAGTGGTATCCAGACAAAGGCATGAATATCGCCGCCGAAATAGGCTACGCCGGTCAGCCGCTCGTCCCGTGCGGCGCTTTCGACGTGGATGAGATCGATGTCGAATCGCCGCCCATGACCATCCGCATCCGGGCGCTGGCCACCGGGATTTCCCGCGCCGTGCGCACCCGCATCGGGCGCAAGTACGAAAACACCACGCTGGCCAAAATCCTCGACGAGATCGCCCGGCGCATCGGCGCCCAGCGCAAGGGCGAGGTAGCCGACATCCCCATCGACCGCGCCACCCAGTACCAGGAGACCGACTGGGCCTTCGCGGTGCGCCTGGCGCGCGAATACGGCTATGCGCTAAAACTCACCGACAACAACAAAACGCTTGCCGTCATGAAGCTGGCCGACGATGCCGAGCCGGTGCGCACGCTCGCGCCCCAAGACCTGACGCACCTCACCTACCGCGACCGCATCACAGATGTTCCGAGCCGCACCGAGCTGCGCCATCACGACGCCTCGACCGGAGAACTCATCATCTACGACGTCGCCAACGGCAAGATGATCCCGGTGGAGCATGTCGCGGCTGCCGACACCAAGAAGCGCCATGTGCGCGCCAAGACCCCGGCGCAGGCCCAGGCCATCGCCGAAGCCGAACAGGCGCGGCATGAGATCGACAAGACCAGCCTGGAGCTGCAGCTACCTGGCGACCCCAAGCTGGTCGCGGGCGCGGCGGTGGATGTGACCGGATGGTCTCGGCTCGATGGCCGCTATCTGATCATCGAGGCAAGGCATGAGATCAGCCGCAATGCGGGCTACGCCACGACGCTGCTGCTCAAACGCATCAAGGAGCAGGGATCATGATCGAGACGCTGCGCGAGTCGATGGCCACCTTGCGCTTTGGCTTCGTCACCGCCGTCGATGCCGCCACCCACCGCGTGCGCGTGCGCCTGCCCGACCTGGATGATCTAGAAACTTATTGGCTGCCGGTGCTGGTCGCGCGCACCCACCAAGACCGCTTCGAGCATCTGTTTGACGTGGGCGACCATGTGGCGCTGCTGCTCGACCCGCGCGGAGAAGAAGGCGTGGTGCTGGGCGCGCTCTACTCCGCGCGCGACCCGTCTCCCGGCGGCACGCCGGACATTACTCGCGCCACTTTCGCAGACGGCACCACGGTCGAATACGACCGCGCGGCGCACCGGCTGCTGGTCCACTGCGTGGGCGACATCGAGATCGTCTCCGACACGCATCTAACCCTGCGCGCGCCGCGCATCGACCTCAATCCCTAAGGCCGCCACCATGCCCGCCGCACACCGCCACACCGACACGTGCACAGGCCACGGATGCTTTCCGTCGCGCGCCAATGCTGAGGGCAGCCCCAATGTGTTCGTCAACGGCCTGGGCTGGCACCGCGTGGGCGACGGCTGGCAGCCGCACGGCTGCGCGGTCTGCACGCCGCATGGCGGGTCGCTCGCGGAAGGCTCGGCCACCGTCTTTGTCAATAGCCGCGCCGCCGGGCGCATCGGCGACCCGGTCTCCTGCGGCTCCAGGGCTGCCACCGGCAGCGCCAATGTGTTCGCTGGGTGAACCCTTTCCGCATACCTTTATCCGGCGATCTCGCCGACCATTGCGGATATGAGCCTGCATCCGTCCACCCACCACTGGCAGCCCGCACTCGGGCGTGACGGCTTCGTCGAAGGCCTCGACGACATCCGCCAGGCGATCGCCATCATTCTGCGCACGCCGCAGGGCAGCGACCCGCTGCGGCCCGACTTTGGCAGCCGGGTGTGGATGTACCTGGATTACCCCATCGACCGCGCGCGCCCGCACATCGTGCGCGAGACGGTCGAGGCCGTCCGCCGCTGGGAGCCGCGCGTTAAGGTCACGCGCGTGGTGGTTGCGCTCGATGGCGACGCGGCCATCAAGATCACCGTCTATTTCAAGCTCGCCGGCGAAGGCGATGAGATCAGCGCGGAGGTGAGACCGCGATGACGGAACTCCTCAAGATCATCCCGGACGATCCGCAGGCGGTGACCAGCGAGATCGTCGCTGCCTACGAGACGGCCACCGGCAAGACGCTCTACCCGGCGCAGATCGAGCGGCTCTTGATCGACCTGATCGCCTACCGCGAAACCATGCTGCGCGCTGCGATCAACGACGTCGCACGGCAAAACTTGGTGCGCTTTGCCCGCGCGCCCATGCTGGACTATTTGGGCGAACTGGTAGGAGTGGCGCGCCTGCCGGGCGAGAGTGACGACCGGCTGCGCGCGCGCATCCTGGAAGCGCCCGAGTCCTTCAGCGTCGCGGGGCCGCGCCTGGCCTACCGGCACCACGCCATGCGCGCGCATGCCTCCATCGTCGATTGCGCCGTACGCTCGCCCGAGCCGGGGCAGGTGGTGCTTTACCCGCTGACCGACACGGGTCTTCCGTCGCCGGAGATCAAGGCGCTGGTGCTCGCCACTGCATCCGCCGAGGACGCGCGCCCCATCTGTGATCAAGTGAGCGTGGAAGACCCGGCGGACTACCCATTCACGGTCAACGCAGCATTGACGATACGCGCGGGTTTCGACTCCGCCGCCGTGCGCGCCGCCGCCGAAGCAAGCCTCACGGCGCATCTCGACGCCATGCGCCTACGGCTCGGGGCCGACATCGTGCGCACGCAGATCATCGCCGCGTTGCACGTCGATGGCGTGCATCGTGTCGATCTCGTCGCACCGAATGCGGACGCGGCCGTACCTGAGCACGGCTGGGCGCACGCCGTGAGCGTGACCGTGACCACAGGAGGCTACGCCGATGACTGACCGGCTCGCTCCCGACGTGATCGCGCTCGATGCGCGCTTTGCGCCGCTGGCTGATGCCACGCAGCGCATCGAGCAGCTGCCGCTCGATGGGCTTTTGACCTACCTGGTCGAGACCGTCCCGGCTGGCTTCCTGCCGGAGCTGGCGCGGCAGTTTCACATCATGGGGCTTGAGGGCTGGCGCTTTGCGGAAGATGATGCCGAGCGCCGCGCCCTCATCCGCGAAGCCATCGCGCTGCATCGCAAGAAGGGCACGCCGTGGTCCATCCGCCGGGCGCTCGCGCAGATCGGGGTGGAGGCCGAGATCGTCGAGCCTGCCGACCAGCGCCGCATCTATGCCGCATTCAACCCGCTGCTCGTCGATGGTTCATGGCGGCTCGACGGCGCGCACACCATCCGCCCCATTGAGCGTCTCGCCGCCGTGCCGCAATTGCAGCACTGGGCGAGCTTCTTCGTGCGCATCAACCTGGCAACCGCCGCCAGCGCCGATCTGGCGCTGCTGCGCCAAGTGGTGCGCGAGTGGGCGCCGGTGTCGCGCCATCCCATCCTGCTGGAGTGGCTGGGTCTCACCGCACAGCAGCGCACGCGGTCCGATCAGCAGCTGCGGCTCGACAAGCGCCTGTGTGTGCCCTACGCCTGGCCGGGTGAGCAGCTGCACGGCTGCCCCAATCGCGCCTGGCGCCTTGGGCGTGACGGCGAAGCGGTGCGCCTGCCCGCTGCCTTCGGCTCCTTCCGCGTGGGCGAGCGGCGCGGCGCAGTCGTGGGCCGTCTGCTCGCCGCCCGCCGCGCGCAAGGCGGGCAGGCAGTGCGCAAGACTTGCGCCGCCTGGGCCTGGCGGCGCGAGACGCTGCCGCTCAATCCTGTACCGGTCACCACGCCTGCTGCGCGGCTGATCGATCGCCCGCGACGCCTCGATGGATCGTGGCGCTGCGCATCGGCGCTGCGCATCGGTCACTTCCGGCTCGACGGCGCGCGCCTGGCGCATGCAGGTTTGCGCAATCGTCTGCGACTGGGCCGGTTCCGCCTCGGCGAACATACCGAAACACCACCCGCGCGCCTGCGCCTGTCCGGCCAATGGCGGCTGGGCCAGCCGCGCGCCCCGCTAATCGAGATAAGGAGTCTCTATGTCTGAAGCCGTCACCCTGGATGCCTTCCGCGCCCGCATCGCCACCCACATGGCCGGTGGCGCGTCGCTGCCTGCTGTTGCTCAAATGGCCTTTGGCGACGGTGGTCACGACGCCGCCGAAAACCCCAAGCCCGTCCCGGCGAGCCGCACCGCGCTCTTCCATGAGCGGCTGCGCAAGCCCTGCGCGGCCATCGTGCAGATCAGCCCCACCGAGGTGCAGGCCACGGCCTATATCGACGAATCCGAACTCGTTGGCGTGACCGTCTCCGAGGCGGCGCTGGTCGATGCCGCGGGCAACCTCATCGCCATGAAAACCTTCGCGCCCAAGCACAAGGAAAGTGATGAGCGCATCGAGATCAAGCTCACCCTGCGATTCTGAACAGGAGTCCATCATGCCCCTGCCGCACAACACCATCACCCCGATCCCGAACAACGAACCGGAAGCCGTCCCCAGCCTCTGGAACACCCGTTACCAGGAGATCGACGAGAACTTCGCCAACCTCGACGGGCGCACCACGTCGCTCGAGGCCGAAGTCTCCGGCGCGCGCGCGGGCCGTCCAAGACTCGGCGCGGCCATCTCCGACATCATGACGAGCCTGGGCCTGATCGGCGACACGCTGACCGGCATGGCGAGCCCCGTTTCGGTGCAAAAAGCCGTCGAGCTCGACTGGCTCTACCGCAACCGGCGCATTGCCTTCGAACTATTCGCCGACGGCTACCGGCTGCGCAACATCGCGCCCGTCCAGGTGACCAACGGCGTGATGGGCGACGATTCGATCGATGTGGTGGATACCACGCCCTTCCGCGTCGGGCAAGACTACTGGCTGGTCGAAGGCAACGACGTCGCAATGGTGCGCATCGCGGCCATCCTCTCGCCCACCCGGCTGCGGCTCACCAGCAACCTCACGCGCAACTACGGCAACACGGCCGTCATCACCGGCCAGACCTTCACCCCGCGCGCCGCGGGCGGCGTCGATGCCCCGGTGGGCAGCCGCTGGATTTCCAAAGCCATCAACCTCGGCGACGACAACACCCCCCGCGCCGTGGTCATCCGCCGCGCGCACGACGGCGCGAACGTGCGGCTCTATTACCGCGACAGCATCACCTCGACGACCTGGAGCGAGCGCCAGTGGTCGGTCAAGCGCGTCGGCGCGCCCGATGCCGCCAACGGCGTGCCCGACGGCTACGCCGACTACGAATACCTCGTGCCCATGCGCGGCGAAGGCTTCCTGAGCCTGGTGGTGGAAGACATGGACACCGCCATCCTGCATCTCGTCGCGCTGGGTACCCCCACCGCCCTGGGCGGCGTGCCCAACCCGGCCAGCGCCCCGGATGCGCCCGCCATCGGCAACCCGGCCAACGGCGCGACCAACATCGGCGAAACGCCCACCGTCTCGATTGCCGCTTACAGCTCGCCGGTGGGCAACGCCTTTGACGCAGCGCAGTTCCAGATCGCGACCAGCAACACCTTTGCCACAGTTATCTGGGACAGCAACTGGATCAACTCCCAGTCCGCCACCATCCCGGCGGCCATCTTGCAAACCAACACCACCTACTACCTGCGCGCCCGCGTGCGCGATGCCTCTGGCCTCACCTCGGCCTGGGGCGCGACCGCTAGCTTCACCACCAAATCGAGCTTCGCCTACGTCAATACGCCGTCCATCACCAGCCCCACCAACGGCCAGACCGACATCCCAGCGCAACCCACCCTCTACAGCTCGGCCTTTGCCGTCACCGGCGGATCGGACACCCACGCCTCCAGCCAATGGCAGATCCGCCTGGCATCAGGCACTTGGGCCAGCCCCGTGCACGACTCGGGCGAAACCACCACGGCCAAGACGCAATACACCGTGCCCGCGGGCGTGTTGCAAGCCGGGCAAGCCCAATACGTGCTGCGCGTGCGGCACAAAGGCGCAAGCCTTGGCTGGTCGGAATGGTCTGCTGATGTGACCGTGACCACCAAGCAGCAATTCGCCTCCATCATCGGCCTGGTGCAGGTGGCCACGGGCGGCGGCGCGGGTCAGTATCAACGCATCGACGAAAACTTCACCGCCGTCACGCGCGATGCGGCCTGGTTCAACAACCACCCGACCTATGCCGGGATCGTCACCCAGATCATTGACGGCCAGCAGATGGTCAAGATCCCGAAGTTCTACTTCAAGGCGGGCACGGTACCGTCTGGCACCTACGCAGGCAAAGCCTACTGGATGATCTCCGACCAGCCGGTATCGGGCTTTACCGTACATCCGGCCTTCCTCGGCGCGGGTGGGGTTGAGCTCGACCAAATCTGGGTCGGCAAATACCAGGCGTCCTATGACGGCAGCAGCAAGGCGCAGTCTATTCCCGGCGTGCTGCCGATGGTGAACATAGACTTCCCGACCGCGCGCGCCTGGGCTTATGCGCGCAACACCGGCGGCGTCACGGGCTTTCGGCTGTGGTCGATCTACGACCTCTCGGCCATCCAGATGCTCGCCACCATCGAAATGGGCGGGCTGGACATGCAGTCGCTCATCGGCCAGGGTCGTGTCAGTGCATCGTCTGCCGCCAACGTCGATGCCGCCGATGTGGCACAGGCCACATGGCGCGGGATCGTGGGCTTATGGGGCAACGTCTATCAGATGGTGGACGGGATCAAGACCCTCAACGGCAACTGGCACCGGTGGCAATACAACGTACCCGGCAATACGACGACGAGCGACTTCTCGTCGGGCTACGTCAACACCAGTCAATCCGTGGTCAATGGCGGTAGCTACCTGGTCACATTCAACACGGCTTTGCTGGCAGGCGGCATCATCGCTGCCTCTACAGTCAACAGCGCGGCCAGCGACGGCTCGACTGGCGACTACTGGTATTCGTATTCCGATGCTTTGGACCGAATCTGGTATCACGGCGGCTCCTGGGGCGACGGCTCGAGCGCCGGGCTGTTCTTTGCGCACGTGTACACCGCCCCGTCGTACGCGTACAGCGGCTTCGGTGCCCGCCTCGCGAAGGTGTGATGGGTCATGGAGCCGATGGGTCATGCTTCCCAGCTCGCGCCCGAGGCGCGGGCGCTCACACGTCAAGAAGAGGCGGCGCGCTACGCGCCGTATCAGGCGCTGCTGGAAAAGCTCGCCGAGCTGGACGCCTACAGCCACACCATCATGCTCCAGTGGCCCAAGGCCGAAAAGCACCTGCTCTGTGCGCAAGTGCGCGAGACGCTGCTGCGCATGCGTCGTCACACGGCAGTCGCCTGGAAGCGCAAGCAGAAAGCCAGCGCGCTTTTTGACTTGGATGTCGAGATTGAAGTGCTGCGTCACTTGATCCGCAAAGCCTTTGAGATGCGCTACATCAACGCGCATCGGCTGGAGGTCTGGACGCGGCACGTCAGCGAGATTGGCCGCATGGTCGGCGCCTGGATCAAGCACGCAGGGGCCGCACCATGAAGCCAATATGGGTGCAGGCGTACTACGGCGGCAACTGGGGCAACGGCTCGAACGCCGGGCTGTTCTATGCGAACGTGAACAACGCCCCGTCGAACGCGAACAGCAACATCGGTGCCCGCCTCGCGAAAGAAAACCACGGCCAGAAGCCTGCCGGGCCAAGGCTCGCAGGCCAGTGCCCATCCTTCGGCGCCTGCATCCTGAGCCACGGGCTCGAAGATCAACAACCGCGCGCGGCCAGTAGCCAGCCGGCGAACGTGGCGCGCGGAACCCTTGATACCATGCCAAAAACCCACAACAGCCTGTATTCCGAGATCGTCGATTTCGACAACCTGGTCGCCGCCTACCAGGAATGTCGCCGTGGAAAGCGCTACGCGCCAGAGGCGCTTGCCTTCGCGACCTACTGGGAAGAAAACCTCATCAACATCCACGAACATCTGAAGTGGCGCTCGTGGCAGCCTGGGCAGGAGCGGGTGTTTACCGTCAAAGACCCCAAGCGCCGCGACATCACTGCGCCACCCTTTGCCGACCGGGTTGTTCACCACGCCCTCGTGCGCGTTGTCGAGCCGCTGTTCGAGCGCAGGTTCATCCACGACAGCTACGCCTGCCGTGTCGGCAAAGGAACGCACGCGGCTGTTGCGCGCACGCAACAATTCCTGCGCCGCGCCAAGCGCAACTGGGGCGATGGCGTCTATGTGGTGCATGCCGACATCAAAAGCTGCTTCGCCAGCATCGACCATGGAGTAGCGCTTTCCGCCGTCGCCAGTGTCATCAGCGACCGCGACGTGCTGTGGCTGTGGGATCGCATTTTGCGCGGCTACGGCTTTGACGGCGGCGTCGGCATGCCTGTCGGCGCGCTTACTAGTCAACTGACCGCCAACATCGTGCTCGACCAGATCGACCACCGCATCAAGGACGACGTGGGCGAGTCGTATTACGTGCGCTACATGGACGATATGGTCGTGATCTGCCGCGACAAAGTGCACGCCCGCCGAACGCTGGAGTTCATTGCCGACGAAGCGGCGAGGTTGAAACTGCGCCTCAATCCCAAAAGCGCCTGCGCCCCGTGGCAGCGCGGCGTGGATTTCTGCGGCTACCGCATCTGGCCCACCCACATCCTGCCGCGCAAGCGCAACGTTCGTCGCTGGCGCGAGCGCCTGCGGCGACTTGCCCAGGATTTTTCGGCTGGGCGATCCAGCCTGCGAGACGCGCAGCAAATGGTCGCAAGCTGTATCGCTTATCACCGCCACGCCAGCGCCAAACGGACGCTGGCCGGGCTTTTGAATCACCTAATCCTCACAAGGAGCGCACCATGCTGACCATCGAAAATCACACCCTCATCCTCGACGGCGTGCAGCACCCGCTGCCGCAACTGGACAAACCCGCCACGGTCGAAGTCTGGCGCGTACCGACAGAATATCGATCAAGCGGTGTCTTCATCTCAGTCGCCCCCATTGGCGAACCGCATGAAGTGCCCGCGTGCAATCTGGCCGACTGCGAGTATCTCGGCAGTGCGCGTCTCGATCCGCACCCGCAGGCGCTGCTGGCTGCCGCCAAAGACCAGAAAAAAGCCCGCATCGAAGCTGATCGCGACGCGCAATGCGAACAGCCAGTGCAGGCGCTGGGGCGCACTTGGGACGCTGACAAGCGCAGCCAGGAGCTGCTCGCATCCGCTATCACCATTGCGCAGGCAGGCGGGCCGCTGCCTGCTGTATGGCGTGACCACGACAACAACAACATGCCGGTCACCTCCATCGCCGACCTGCTGGCGATTGCTGGCGCGATCGCCGCGCAGACCCAGACCGCCTACGCAAAAAGCTGGGCGCGCAAGGCGGCGGTAGATGCAGCGCTAACGCTGGACGAGGTGGAGGCGGCGTGACCATACGCCAGCGGCTGCTGAACCTATTGATCGCCCTCGATCAACTGGCGTGGGTCGTGCTGACCATTGGCAATGGCCAGCCCGATGAGACAATAAGCGCCGCCGCCTGGCGCATGGAACAGCAAGGCAAGCTTGCCGGGCGCTTTCTGCGCCCGCTGATCGACCTGTTGTTCTGGCCGATTGAGCGCGATCATTGCAGGCGCAGTTTCGAGTCAGAGATGCTCGGACAGCAGCTACCAGACACCTACAGAAAGGACTTATCCACAGACTAGGCTTGTCGCATGCAATGTGTGCTCGTCGCATCTAATGTGTGCACACGTCGCATGCAATTTGTGCATGCCTACCGTCAGTCGAGAAACGTGAATCTATCAAACATCAATACCACTTGTCAATACCCCAT